TGTAGATGGTTTAACATACTCTTGGCGTTTTCTATATTCTTGTAGATGCTCACTATCTTTAACTTTACGTTTAAATTTAGATAATGCTTTTTGAATATTGCCTTTTATAACCTTTACTGCAACTATTGATTTCTTTTTACTCATAACTTTGATTTTAATTGTTCTACTATTTCTTCTAACTCTACTACACGTCTAGTTAATCTTTCTAATGCTGAGCCATATTCTACTTTTCTATTCTCATATTTTAACTCATCTATAATAGCACGTAACGTTTCTTCTCTACTCATCTGTGTATTTTTTCTTTAACTGTATATATGCTACTTTAGTCATTGGTATTCTAGCTCTACATTGTGCTGATAATTTCCAATATAAATTTTTATTTTTATATTTTAATTCTTTTATCCAACCATTCATATCTTCAGTTGTAATATATTGCCACATTATATATCGTTCATTATAGCATCAAACTCTTCTTCTGACATAATAGTATTACCTTTATGCACTGAATTTGGTACTTTGTTAAGTTTAGGTTTTAATATTTCTCTAGTAGGAGAAATCCATTCATTTAATTTTTCTGTATTTACTTTTCTTTTCTTTTTCACTACCACATTATTTTATCAAATTCTGATTCAGACATAATAGGTTTAGATTTTTTAACCTTGATTTGCTTAGTAGCTAGTACTAGGTTATTACTATTATGTTTATTTTGTCTATTTTTACTTTGTTTATTTTTACTTTGTATAGTGTCTCCTTTACCGACGTTGGATGAACCGACGTTGGATAAGGGTACAGTGGATAATGGGACATCGGATATAGTGTATATATAATTCCAAGTTCCATCGTTTTCTCTAAACTTTTCAGATTGTAGATAACCAAACTCTTTAGCTTCAGACCACATTCTGTCCATTTTCTTTCTACCAAATCCAAATTGTTTTTGTATGTTTTGCTTATACACTATCCAATCAGCTGGTAATGATACTAGATAAGATAATAATCCCCTTGTATCTAATGATAAATGATTATTCTGTAATAGTTGATTTGATAGTGGTGTGTAATTATGTGGAGTTGCTTCCACACTTCTAATTATTCTTGTTTTGTTTGCCATTTTTTATAGTTTTGTTAATTAATTTAAACCTTTATACAACTATAAGTATATAGGAGAAATCCCAAACGTTAATTTTTTTACTGACAATTTGTCACTTTTTAGAATTTATTTTAAACAAGTCGTCTTTCCTACTTCCAAAATATATTGATAGTATTTGTATGATGCTTTTGTCTTATCAGCATCTAATAATCCTAACTTATATGGTAATCTAGTATCGTAATCACCTTTATAGAATAATTTGTTTCTATCATTTCCCATTACACCAGCATTATGAAAGAATGGATACGTGTCCCAATCTGCTACAGGATTAGTTGCAAACATAAAATTAAATTCTTTTACTACTCTTGTGCTCTTACCTAATTTCCAACCTGTCCATAATTCAGCCCACATACTCATTGTCCAATGTTGTAATTCGTGGTATGGTTCTCCTTTACTTTGTTTCTCTTTCTTTATTCTTTCAGACACTAACGGAACCTCTCTCCAGAACCTCATAGACAACTGATAAACATTTTTCCAATACTCACTATCAACTTTCTTAATTAACTTCTGTGCTCCACCTGAACCACCTTGATTATAAACTACAAATCTTTTATCTATATCTGCAATACTACACATCTTATCTAATACTTCTTCNCCTTTACTTCTAATATACTCTGCTCCTATATACGATATAGTGTTTGATAAATACCAATGCTCATCTTGTAGAAATGGTGTAAAATCAAAAGGACGAGTTAAAATAAAATCAGCATCGTGGAAGAATATAGTTTCTTTTTCTAATTGTGGATTATGTATCCAATGNTTTTCTAATAGATGTGCTTGTAATGATGGTGGGTAGTTATTATCTAATGGTCTTGTATCATAGTAGAACCAAAAATTAACAGAAGAATACTTTTGTTGTAATCTTCTCCAATTCTGTGGTATTTCTTTCCACTCTCTGTCTAATCCATTAACTAAATGTATCTGTTGTGGAGGAACACCCATNTTTAAGAAGTTCTCTAAATAAACCTCNNNTTCCCAGGTGTATCTGTCTATTGCCGGTTGGCACGATAAGTAAATCATAAGCTATACGTCTTTATATACTTATATATATTTTAACAACTTGGTTCTCTTGTCCTCCATATAAGGATTACTACCCATCTCTAATATATAATCATCTATAAAGTTTATTGCTTCTTGAACTGTTTGACAATTTAGCTCATCTATTACCAAGAAATCTCTATCAGTTTCATCTATAAAAATATCTAAATAATATCCTTCAGGTGATTTCCAAGTAGCACGATTTAAAACTGATGATTGAAACTCACTATCAAACCAAGATAATCTACCTTTATGAAAGAGAGGTTCTAAACGATTAACAGAATAAATTTGAACATCTATCCACGTCTTTGGGTATTCGTTCTCTAAACCTTGTTTAAAACGAGAATAACCACCTAATACAACCATATCAGGTATAAGTTTCTGTACAGATTTTATCCAAGTATCTATATCAATACTAAATGTTTTTTTTCTAAACATTAACAACTAGTTGCAGTTCCTAATACACCAAATCCATCTGATTCTCTACAATTAGTTCCATCTGTCCAAAAGTTAGCATCTGCAGGAGTTCCAACTAAATCTGAATAGATTACAGTTGCTGTTAAGAAATTTGATTCATTTAAATAAACTAGTTGAGAGTTTCCACCAGGATAATTTGAACATACACTTGCACAACTTACTGAACCATACTCTAAAGTAAATGGATAATAACATTGGTCTCCTTCAGTAATACCACCACTAGCAGATGTTACGAATGCTGAACCTGATAAGGCACATACACTAAATCCAAAATCTTCTGCAATACTTACACTTTGTGGGTTTCCTTCACAATCATCCCAACTGAACGAACATCCACTACCAACTGCTCCACTTCTACATTCCATATCATACTCTATACACTCTGCTGGATTAATTGTAGTTGTTGTTGATGTAGTCGTTGTAGTAGAGGTTGTTGTTGTGCTCGTTGTTGTTGTAGAGGTTGTAGATGTAACATCACCACAATCACTACTACAAGCACTATATGGAGATGATTGTGTTGCAATACCACTTACAGTAACAACACTTACTCCTCCACCTGCTTCTACACAAGCAATTGCATCTTGGTCAGGTGATAAACTATATCTTACTGTATTACCTGCACAACAATCAACATCAAACTCACAGTCTCCACTTGCATTTGATGGACATTGTAAATCCCATTCACTACAAGCCGTTGTTGTTGTGGTAGTAGTTGTGGTTGTTGTGCTCGTTGTTGTAGTAGATGTAGTAGTAGTAGTTGATGTTGTTGTAGTAGAAGTTGTAGTAGAACCACTAATTAACTCATTTGTGCAAGTTCCTATTGATTCTAACTTTACACATTCATAATCTTCATCTACTGTTATTACAGTAGTTGAACCTAATACTGGTAAAAATACAGGTGATTCTGGCACCACTACATATGAGCCTGTGCAAAAACTTCCACTTAATACATAAGATGCATTATAATATGGACCTGATTGGTTTTGTTCTGTTAATTCTATTTCTAATGCTATATTTGCCATAATCTTTTTATAATCCTATTTCTATTCCTAATGAGCCTGTATAGTAGTTAAACACCTGTCTTACCTCACTATCACTTAACACTCTATTAAACACTGCAACTGCTGCTATGTTAAATACATTGTTTGTTTGATTTAACGAAGAGTATTTGAATTCATTTTCAGGTTCTCCATCTATTATGGTATTATCACTACCACCTATTACAATACTATATGAACTTGATATTGCCGTTGGTGATTGTGCCGAGTTTGGAGAGAATGCAGTAAATCTATAAGCATTACTTCCTGTATCTTGGAATATATCACCAGCAGAACCAGTTATAGTATTATTGAAATAACCAGGGAATGATTGAGAACCTGTGGTAAAGGATAAATCAGTTGTTTGTGTTATTACATTATCTTTATTAATTTCATATTCTTGTAAATCTTCATCACCAAACGCATTATACATAGATGAACTTTGATAAACAGAACCTACACTTGTTCCACTACCTAATTGAATAAATGCATTTGAAATACCTTTATCTGAAGTTGCTCTTCCACCATCTCTCATATCAAACAAGAAATCATAGTTTAATGGTGTATGTAAAGAACCAGTTGGTCTATATCTCCAAACCCAAGCTACAGTTCCAAAATTAGAATCTATTGGTAAATTATCTATTTGAATGATTGATGAAACTGCAACATTATTAGCTAATCCACTCGCAATAGGGTCAGTATCAAATACAGTTTCAGTTGAATAGTTTTCACTACCACCACCATCTTCATTCTTGTGATAAAAACTACCTGTTGCATTACCACCAGCTATATTCTCATCACCAAACAATGCAGGTTCAAATCTGTAAAGAGCTCCACTTGGGAACCCACTACCTGATTCTATTATATTCCATTCAGCACTCATACTTGTATATAGGTTTGTATCAATAGATTTATATAATTCAATTTCAGAACCTGAAAGAATTGTTCCTGTTGATGTTGCAATAGTTGAACCATCACCTACCCAATTCAATGCATAATTTATATCTTCTGATACTAATTTTAATGAAGAAGTAAATACTTGAGCTCCAGCTAAAAACTCTACACTTGAAGTTGTAAATGAACCAGTTGGTATTGGTTGATAATCTAATATTTTGTTATTAGGATATTGTAATATTGCTCTACCAAATGATGAAGTTAAATTATTTGTTGTTTTTAAACTAATCAATTCTTCATCTACTGTATTCAATTCTAAATTTAATGACATAGTTGTATATAAACTAGTATTGAAATTACCATGCACAAAAGTGCTACCTGTTTGAGGATAAGTTAAACTACCTACTAATGTATCTAAAGTAGAGCCATCACCAACCAATGAAGCAGTATATAACATATCTTGATAATCTATACCACTAACATCAAACTCTGATGTAATGTTTTGAACTCCTGCAATAGTTTCAACTGATGATGTTGTAGTTGTTCCAACAGGTATATTGTTTAATCTTAAGTTATATATACCAACATTTAACTCTGCATCATTTAATGATTGAGTAAAGTCATACGTTAAATTATTTGATGCTGATACTTCTAATTGTGTAGGAGGTATAGTTGTAGTTGTTGTTGTCGTAGTTGTAGTAGTTGTTATTTGAGTATCAAAATCAAAATCACAGTTGATAGTAGGAAACCCTGCATCATTAACTGTAATCAACTCTAAACCTACTACATCATTGTAATTTAAGTTATATCCTTTTATTTGATTTATTCTATACCATTTATCCTCTACAAATATCTTATCATTTAATTCTATATTTGCAATCTCATTTGGTTCAAACTTTATTTCTGCATTTAGTATCTTACTATCTTGTCCATACAAATCGTTTATATAATCACTCCAATACGTTTTATAAGAGGTTATACTACCAGTTGCATTAGCATTAAATGCAGGTGGATAAAATGTTTCGTTATAATGTAAATTATTTGTAGAACCACTAACGACAGGGAAACTATCATAATTACTAATAGTTGCATAATCAGTAAATGTATCACTTGCAGCTCCTATAAAAGAACCTGTTGGTAAAGTTCCACTTAACTTATATCCTAATCTTGGTTTAAACTTAAATGTTTTTCTACCAATCTCACTATTATCTGTTTTATATAATTGTGGTATAACATTATCATTTGTACCTGGCATTGTATCTAATATCACAGGTCCAAAATAAGCTCCTATCTTTCTTTCTCCTTGTGGAACATCTGATGCAGCATTTACTATCTCTGTTCCCCATTGTAATCCTTCTGCGTTTTCTAATACACTTTTTGATAATCTATCATTATCTCTATTATCTTCAAAGGTTAAAGTTTTTTGTTGATTAACTAATGTAGAACGTAAAGATATTCTATCTGCATTCTGTATCTTCTTTGTCCAATCTACCTTCTTACCACTATTAGCCCAAGTGTTAAAACTTTCTATTTTAAGAACTCTATTTTGTGTATATACTGGTTCTATTACTAAATTTAGTTTCTGTATTAGGCCTCTTAAAACATCTATACATTTCGTTTGTGGTTCAAACTGCTCTCCTATCTTTATAGTTCCTGTCTCATAATTTATAGGAGAATCTACACAAGAGTTTGTTGATGTAGTTTGTAGTGTTATAGTTGGAGTAACTCCACCTGTAATTTTATTTGTTCTTTGTAATTTTATTGTATCATTTAGATTAAGGTTTATATTACCTGTATCTAATATTATTACTTCTGTATTACCTTCATCACCTACATCAAATATAAGTGGAGAGAATGCAACTTGTGTTGTTCCATTATACAAGTATCTAAAATCTACATCACATCTATCAGTAAATGAAGGAGATGCTCCAGCACTACCTGTTATTATAGTTGTAAATCTATATGTTCCTGGTTTCGGTGCAGTATATACACCTGTTGTATTATCATATGCTCCTGCTGGGTCTGTTTCATTATCAAAGACAACATCTACATAAGTTGCAGAATCTGTTGTTATACTAATTGGAGATGATGGGTTTGCAGTAAAAGTAAAATCTGTAAAACCAGTTCCTTTAACAGATAAGTTCTCTGTTTGTTTAGGCATTATATACAGATTATCAAATAGAGGTTGTAAAGAAGATGAATAACTAAACTCTCCTTGTGCAAATATTTTATCTAATACTGTTGTTACTTTAATTGCTGGTGTTAATTGTTGAACTTGTAAAGATGATGTTATATTGTTAATATATCCTAATCTAGCTTCACCCTCTTCATTATCTATCTGTATGTTTGGTAAAGAACCTGTATTCTCTAAACCATCTCTACCTTGGTCTATTAAAGGATAGTATATTGCTCCACTAATATCATTTGTCCAACTACCTGTTACACTTGCAACATCAAAAGTATGGTCATACTCACTCCAATCTAAATCACTCACAGAAACAGTTTTAACTGAATCGTTAAATGCTACTACATTATTTGTTATTGTTATTTCGTAATTATATCCACCATTGGGTGTTCTAACTACTTCATCTAAAAATAAACTACCTTCTAATAAAGTATCTGATTTACTAATAACTGATGCAGTTACTGATTCACCTAAACCAGGCACACCTGTTACACCAACTTTATAAGCGTGTTTAAAAAACCTATTGTTCTTCTTTGAACCAGGTAAAGTAAATCCTTGTGATGTTGCACCGAATACCTCACCTATATCTCCATTCTCTATTGCAGATAAATCTACTCGTATGGGTGTATCTTCTAATACGTCCAAATCATATATTACACCATCATATTGTGCTCTAATAAATGCCATAAGTTATCTTCTTGATTTAGGTTTGTTTGCGTATTGGTAATTTATTCTATAAGTAAATAATTTTTGTCCTCTTGGGTTTGTTTTTCTTTCTGCTGTTTGATTAGTAATGATAATAGGAACGAACCCACCTTCATACTGAACATATACTGATGGAGATTGGAATAATTCTAATAACCAATCACTTTCTTCTGTTGTCAGCCAATCTGTCTGTGCTCCAAAGTTCTTTTGTATTGCTTTATTATATATTGTAGTTCCTCTCCTACCTTTATCAAAAGGAACAGTCCCATCTGTTGTAGAGTAATTAACAAACTCTTGCTCAAAAGTATCTTGATTATAAGTTTGAACTTCTGTTTTAGTTAAAGCAGCAGTATAATAATCCCAAGTTCCTACTTTGTTTATAAAAGCAAACCTTGTTCCATTCTCTGCTATACAACTACTTAACTTTTCAAATCTTCTATCACCTTCATTTTGATTTGCAACAACTGTATAATAAGACCAGTTATCAGCAGCGAATACAGAACCTAATGATGCATCGTTTATAAAGTTTTGAGGTCCATAAGGATAATGAACTAATTTACTTGCCTCTGTATCATTTGAACCACTATAAGTATCTGTAAAGAACTTCTGTGCTAATATACTATTACTTTCATTAAATATCGTTACCCTATAACTTTCTACAAAAGAATTTGGTAAATTAAAATGTGATAGAGTTCCATAATCTTCTAACCTTACTGATTGTGTTAAAGGTGAGTTGGATAGAAAATCGTTAAAATAAGAACCTGATTGCCAGTTCAAACCAGCTACTAATTCTTCTACTGCAGGATATACAGTTAAAGATTGACTAACTTGTGATGCTGAAACTATAAGAGATGAACTTGGAGATGTTCCAAACTCTTCTCCAAACTCTACACTAAACGTTCTTGTGTTGTTATTAGATGAACTAACTATTGTTGGAGTAGTCCATACTTCATCCCAATCAGTATAATCGTGTAAAACATCACTTATTTCAAATACACCAAAATTAGATGCATTACTTGGTTGTTTAATTCTAACCAAAGAACTTACCGAGTCTTGTGCGTATATATCACAGATATACTTTGCTTGAGGTTCTAAAGATAAACCTGTTAAGGAATACACAATCGTTGCTTGTGTTCCATTTGGTGTTGTTGGTTGTTGTATAAAACTTACTGCCATAATTTATATTGTTGCTCCATTTAATTTGAATGCATTTAAGATTTCTTCATTTATATCTTCTCCACCTGCTTCAAGTATTTTATCACTATAATTTTCTACACTTCTATTTACTGCAGGAACTATAAAAGGTCTAGGTCTAAATCCTTTTTCTGCAATTGATTTACGAACTGCAAAAGGTAAAGGACCTCCTATTGTTTTTTTCTTAAACTGACCTGGTTGAAATAAAGATTCTGGATTGGGTGTAAAACCACTTTTAGTTCCATTTACACCACTATCTTGGTAGAAACCATAGTTCTCCATAGTTAAAGAAAAACGAGGTTCTTTATCATTATCTTGATATTGAACTTTTACAGAATTAGCTAACTTACCAGTCTTAAACAATCCCTTATTTATAATACCATCTTTTAAGTTGTCTTGCAAAAACTGAGCAAGTTGTTTAAATACCTTTCTTATATTCTTTATTTCCATTTCTTTTTCTTAACCCAATAATATAATTCTTTTCCTAACATACCACCTATACCACCTACTACACCTAAAAACAATGCCATTCCAGCATCATATAATGTCATCGTGTAAATTGATGTAAATGTAAATCCACTTAAAAACGAGTAATTGTTATTCATAATATTATGCTATATCACAGTAAGATATTTCCTTACTATCTGTTATTATTGTTGCTGTCATTAACCAACCTACTGCCTTATCTTGGAACGCCTCTACAAGGGGAACTATATTACTCATAGTTATTTGTAAAGGATATTGAACTGGTCCATCTAATATATAAGCATACATATCATATAACCCTTGTTCTGTATTGTTAAGAACTATTCTCATATCCTCATCTTTTAATTTAGGAACATCCAAAGAATAAAACTCAAAAGTTAATTCTCTTTGCCTACCATCTACACCTGTTAAACCAGGTGATGACATAGGTCTCATAAATAAAAGAGGATAGCCTCTATTTACTGCAGCATCAATATACTCAATACTACCATGCCCAAAACCTTTAAAGTAGTTGTGGTTTGTAACAAACAACTCTATCGTATTTACTAATTCATCGTATCTTACCATATTATTCTATCTCTAATTTAGGAATTGTTAAATCTATCGGCTTGATTGTATCTATTACAATTGTATCTTTTGGTTTTTCACACACCTCTTTTATTGGTGGGTTCTCTGTATATCCATATGCATAAGGTTTTAACAAATATGCTGCTGAGATTATAATACCCAACAATACTCCTAATAATATTAACTTTTTCATTTTCTTTTGTATTGATTTAATATCTGTTTCTGTCTTTTATTTTCTTCTCTAATTATATCACTTTCTAAACTTAGCCAGTTTAACATTGTAACAAAATTCACTTTTGTAACATCTGTATCACCAGTTAATCTTAAGATTCCCCCGTCTTTTGCAAGGTGGTGGAGTGTGTAGAACCATCCAAAATGTTCTTGAATACTTGGTCCATCCCCTTCTTCCACAACTTCTTCTCCGTCTGATTCAACACTTGGGAAGATTGAAGGAAATTGTTTGATAATTGAATTCCGATTAACAAAAAAAAATTATAGGCTCCTAATGCGATACTCATAGGAAGGTTTTTGAAAATCTCTTTTCTCCATTGTCTTTTTTCACTATCGTAATCTTCTACTGTATAATACTTAAACAGAGTTTCTGCTTTTCCTTGTATAAACTTTATATCGTTTTTAACTTTCCATTCCAAAGAATTAAACCTATCTTTTACTATCGGTCTGTATATTATAGATATTACATCTAATACATTACCATCTTGTAATTGTTTTTCTAAATCTATATACTCACCTGCATTCATTTTAGATATAGGTTGTAATCCATACTTAATTCCTTCAAATTCAAATATAGGTAAAAAGATTGCTTCTGTATTAGTAATCTTATTGTGTATATCTAAATAAACTTTTTGTAACGATGTAATATCCCAAGTTCTAATAAACTCTTCTTCATAACTAGAAATAGCAGATACAATCCTAATGATTTTCTCTACTTCAGACAAATGTTCAAACTGTCCTAACTTCTGATAATGCTCAATTGTAAATTCAACTGGTACATCTATTTTTATATTCTTCATATACTTTATTATATTTTTAGAGTTTCTTTGGTATAGGTAGTTCTAATTCAAAGTTGTCTAATTTAAGTTCTTTTCTTTTTGCATTAACTACTAACATTGCTCGTAGGTATAATTCCTGTCCTAATTTCTCAGCATTCATATACACATAGTTTGTAAATTCTTTACACCCTTCTATTGTATTAACTGTTGCAAATTTATCTGCTAATTCTTTTTCTGTTATTGTTTCTTTGTTTTCCATATTATCTTAATCCACTTATTACTAATTTTTTTCTTATTGGGTTCTCTATTCTATTCCAATTACATATTGCTAAACTCATTACACAATCATCGTGATGACCTGACATTGCTTGGTAAGTTATTCTACCACTCGGTAAATACTTGTATTGAAACATTTGTAGTTCTTTATACAAAGGAGCAAACAAGTTTGGAGAAGGTAGTTCTAAACCTAAATCCGATATATCACTAATTAATCTTCTTATAATATTTTCTTTTGATGTATTAGTTGTTATAAAAGGTTTTACTGATTTATATTTTTTTCTTATCATCTCATATACTGCATCTCCTATGGAGTTTGCTTCTACATATAGTTCTGTTCTGTATTGTTTGCATAGATATACCACCTTATCTACTATTGCAGAGTATTCTAATCCTCTTTCTCTCCACATATGAACTACTCTACCACTTGTATCCATAATCGTTAATACAGAGTAATCTTGTTTAGTTCCAATATCAAGACCACCAAGTGTTCTATCTTTTGTTCCTAACCAATTATTTAAATTACATACTTCATCTATATTTGTAAATACCTCACCATCTCCTTCTTGCCATTGTGCAAGGAACTCTTGGTTAAAAATAGATGGAGGTAAAGACTCTTTCTGTTCTTTTATAAACTCCTCACTAATATATGGGGATATAGTAGATGGAGCTGTATAAGAGTTATAGTTCTTATCATCTCCTCGTTGGAAATATAAGTAAAACCAATTCTTTGATTTAGGTGTTCCTGCAATCAAACACTTCTTTCCTTTTGCAGATAGGTAGGTAGAATAGATTTATTAAAGGCATCATCACTCACATCTTGTGCCTCATCTATAAAACAATAATCTATACTTAACCCTCGTATTGTTTCTGGCTTCTCTGCAGAACGAAAGTATATCCTACTACCATTAATAAGAGTTATAATCTTCTCACTCTTATTTGCTTCTTTTGTTATTGGTGTAAATTCTATTGCATCTAATATCTGTGATAGAACCTTTATACTCATACTATAATAGGGAGATACCCATAGTAAAGTACTCTTAGGTCTGTTTATTGAGTAATACAATAACATATTAATTAACAAAAGAGTTTTACCTATTTGACGGCCACAGACCATAACATAGAACATATCATCTTTTTTTAATATGTCATCTATAATTCCTTTTTGAAATTTGTATGGTTTAAATCCCTTATATTGCATTAACTGAAATCAAATTGAATACTACCACTTGTTTCTTGTTTAATCTCTTGTCTTTCTACATACCCGCGATGCTTTCCTTTTGTTTTAAGATAAAAGATTTGACCTGTAATGTTTCCTTGTTCTATTTGTTTAAAGAGAGCACCTTCTACAAAATCTAATGTAGCATCTTGTATTTCATCTACTTCTTTTTTAAACCCTTCATCATTATTACACCATTTATAGAATAAGGTTCTACCTATCTTTGCCTTCTTGCAAGCAGATGTAACAACTCCATGCGTTTCTTCTAAACACTTAAGAACTCTCTTTTGAGAAGCAGTTCTCCTTTTAGTCTGTTCCTTTTGTTTTTTCATCTTTGTTCTCTTTAAGTTTTTCGTGTGAGCCATCACAGTGTCCTTCTACATCTTTTGTGCATCCACA